ATCTTTATATTCCCATAGTCTGATGATACACTCTTATATCATAGTTTCATTTTTTCTATTGCTTTTCTTGAGCCTAGTTTATCTCGGTATATGCTATCAGTTACTAAATATCAATTTGGTGTGTAAAGCTCATTTTCTGCTGTCGCATAATAATTCCTTTGATTATTCCTATAACAGAATCATAAAACCTTTCAATTCTGGTAAAGAAATAATCTATCAGCTCATTTTTCATAACTAATTGGTCTGCTCCAAGCATTACTTAATCACGGTATAGTTTGTCAAAATTTATATATTCAGTCACATCAAGGTAAATATAGATTATCCATAAAAATACACATACTTGCACTTCTTTCTGTATCATTAAAGACAAATTTTTTGTTAGGGTGGTAGTGTTGAAGATCCCAATCATTTCCAAAAACTTTATAAGCATTTAAAGCTATAAGACTTCTTTGATACCCACTAACAGAATAAAGTCTATATGCGTGTCAAGAGCTTATTCATCAAGTACCTGCTAATACATAAGATATAGTTTCAGTTCAAGTTACAGCTCTTATAACCTGTCATCTCCAAGTGATACATTCAGCAGCCACAGAATCTACTCCATTCCAATAATATTGGTGGCTATCTATCCCATTTGTAGCCCATATAATCAGACTATCTCATTGCTGAGTCATTCCTATAATTTCTTCATCTGACCTAATCAGATTTTTACTATCTGATATTCTCCAATCTAATGTACTTAATACATCTATCGTGTTTCAACTAGCAATATATATATCTCATCATCGCTCTACTGCAATATGATTATCTGCATCTGTTAGTCAATTTATTTCTTCATAGTAATTTCTATTGAATGTTCAAAAATTTAGAGCTTCTACAGTACCGTTAAAATCTGAACTAGGTGTTATCGTTATTGTATATGTAGTTGAATCTGAAATATTACTAGGAGCTTCTGTAAACCATCCATTTCTTCATTCCTCTGTATCAAATGAGTCGTTATCTCAATTGTTTATGCTTACTGTAACATTTCATTGTGTGCAATTTACTATTTTTATTGCTAATCTACCTAGAGTAGAAGTATCATATCAATTAGCATCTGTTGTTAATGGCCCTGTATTCCCTGTTGTATGTTTCATTCATCAAGTAGTTAAGTCCCATCATGTTCATACAGTCCATCAAGTTGTTCCATCTTCAAATCTAGGATTAGTTATTGACTGTCAATATAGCTTATATGAATTTTTATAATCTATCTTTTGGATAAAATTATCACTTAGTATCAAGGCATAATCTCCATATACAAATCATCAATTGATAGGTATAGCTTGATTTATTGGCTCACAAAATATTGCTCATCCTCAATCTTCTCATCAGTCTCAACTTGTACTTCAGTTCAATTTTCATTGCATCTCTAATTTACCATCTTTTGTGAAATATATAACACTATTCGTAGATGTTATTGGATCTCACTTACATGGATAAGCAGCAACAGGGTATCATAAAGTCCTCTCATTCAAAGTATGTACAGATAATCAATGTCAAAGTTTGAATCACTTAGTAGAATATCAGCTTTGAATTCACTCAGCATAAAAATAACTACCTCAAGCAAACTCATCAGCTGAGATTCATTTTGTCCAATCACTTAATGTTATGTCCTGTCTTTTTACTTCCACCATGGTTTTATTCTAAGAATCATAAATAGGCGTCCTCTACATGATAGGCACTTTCATTTTCAAAACATCATTCTACTTTCATATTTTGTATTGCTTGTTGATAGTATCAATCCCATAGTTGTTGCTTATCAAATACTTGTTTTTCTCCAAAAACTAATTGATTCAATCATTTCACTAGAATGTTGTGATATTCAGGTGCTAATTTTATCTCATCACTTGTATTTTCTAATGTTAAGTCCAAAGGTATATATTTTCACTCCATATATAGCTCTCAATCTTTTTGTGGTATAGGCATTAAGAAAATACTACCATCTCTAAGAATTCAATAATTGTCTTCTTTCCACTTAGGTTTAGATATTTCCTCATAGCTATCATAAATGCTACTATCATACAATGGTATTTTCTTTCAATCAAGAAAAGCTGTAAGTACAAGTTTTAGCCCTGTACTTTCATCACTTGGCTTTGGCAAAATATATTCAGATTGTCATTTATTTACTTCTGTTGTGAAACTATTCCAAGCATATTTTCTTGAATTTATTGATAGCTGAGAAAATACATCTTTGTAAATAATATTCAGATATTCTAAGTAGTCTGTATCTGAAATTTGTCATATAGGGGTTCAAGTTTGTTTCCTTGATAGCTTTATGATACTTGTTACATCCATTGGCTAATGAGTTCTAAATAAAAATTTCATTTTGAGAGGTTAGTTTCCCAACCTCCCAACTATGAATCTCTTACTAGGCAGCAATCTTCATCTTAACCATTCTTTCTTTTCCTTCTTGGAAAGTCTTAACTCCGTAAAGGCAAGAAATGATGTAGTAATCAGCTTTCTGTTTAGGTAATGGATTCTTTCTAACATCTATGTTCTGTTGCATAACTAGGTCAATAGCTCCTGGTCTACAAAGCAAAGCATGAGCTTCTTCAGCACCAACAGTAATAGTTGTGTCAGGTGTAGAAACTAATACATCTCCTGCAGTTGTAAGAACTCCTGTAGAAGCATCTAAGTTAGCTCTAACATTCTTTAATTTAGCTCTGTCAGCAGCACTTACTTCAACATAAGTCGTTCCTGCTCCTGCAGCTCCATTGATAGCAGCAGCTAAGTTAGCTAAAGCTGCAGCATCGTTAGCTCCTTTCAATACATTACCTGCAGTTGATCCAATAGATGCAACAAATGTGAATTTAACACCTGCTACAGTAATTTCATCAGTAGCAACTACACTTGAGAAACTGATAGTTCTAGTGTGTTCTACATTGTTAGAAGAATATACTTTGTATCCTGCAAAGTTTCCTGCATATCCGTTTTTCAAAGCTAAGTCAGCTAAGCTGAATCAGTCTTGAGCAACAGTTTGAGCGATAACACTTGCCATCTTTGGAGATACAACCAAAGCCCAAGTTTTATCCATTTCACATCCGTTAGCTGTAAGTTTAGCACCTGCAGTCATAACAGCATTAAGACAGTTAGAAGTAGATAAGCTAATAGCTTGTCCTGCAGTTCCTCCAATGTCTCCTGCATCTAGAGAGACAACAGCATTTCCTACTTCAGATAATACTTTACCATCAATATCGTTAGCCAATCTGTAAGCAGCCCTTTCTACATAGCTGTTTTCAAGATCGTATTTCATTTGAATCCAATCTACTTCATCTATAGCGAAAGAGATTTCTTTTGATTGGTCGATGTCTAGATATTCATCAGTTCCAATTAAATCTTGCTGAGTTGTATCTGTGTATTTAACATAGTCGTTTACAACTAAGTCATTTGGATAAGGTCTGTGGATTCTGTCTCCATACTTCAAGTCAGGTTGTTCTTCAAAAGAACAGATTTGTGTAGCTACCAAAGCATTTTTAGTTAAATATTGGATTCTTCTACTCCATAGCTCAGGTATAAAAGCATCTAAGTTTTGTGCCATTTTGAATTAAAATAAGTTAAGTAAAAGGTTTATTTCTTCCCTCTTGCTTTCCAGAACTCATTAAATTCTGCATCAGTCATTTGTCTCCAATCTTTTTCAGGCTCAGGCTCTTTAGTGATACCATCCACTCAAAGATTAGAAGGCTGACTTTTAAGCAAGTCAGGTTTGTTTTTAGCTAGATATAACTGATAGGCAGTATTGGCATCCATTCATGTATACTGTGATTGGATTTTCTTTACCTCCTCTCTAAACTCACTAGCTGTAGAGTTTTTTTCAAAGAATAGTTCCTCTTTTACCTTTTTATCGATGTAGCTATCATCGATTTGGTATTGAGCTTTTTCTTTTTCTTGTGCCTTAGCACTCTTAAATCTAGACTGTCGTTTATCAGCTCTTTCCTTTTCTTTCTCGTAAAGAGCTTTGTAATCAACTTCTTCTCAGTCTACTCACTCCTCAATAGGAGTTGTGTCTAAAGTTTCTTCTTCAGGCATGGTAATAATTGGTTAGTAATAAAGCATCATAACCGTAGCTAAAGTAGATTTGTTGTTGTTGCATAAACCTACAAACTGCGATATGTTAGGTATTAAACCTCTTGGGAATGTGTCTCTCTTTATCGCTGATAACTTTCGAGTTTCTTATACTTCTTGCTTAAACATTCATTCTATAATCTCTGCTCTCTCTTGTTCTTCCATTTCCTCTATATCCTCATCTGCTTTATAATCTGGGTTTTCTATCATTTGTGCTGGTAGCTGATCCATTACCCAATTAAGACATTTTAACTCAACTCTATATAAATCTGACTGAGTTAAATTCTTATCAGGCACATCCATACAATCTCAATAGAGTATTTTGTGTGCTAAAGCCTTCTGTCTGTTTCTGATTAGCTCTTTCATCTTTTCCCATCATCTACTCCTTAGTAGATCATCAAGCTTTACCATTTTTTCTGTCATTATGCTATGTTAGAATTTAAATTTACTGTATCTCTAGTGATTAGTTCATCTCTAGTTGGTTGTCATTGAGACATCATGATATTTGCTGCACTATTAGCCATCTCGTTATTCATAGGCATCTGTGTTTGTCATTCTCATAACTCTAATAGTAATCAGTTTAGTTTCTCTAATATCTCATCCTTTAAATCTCCATCTTCTGCTTTCTGCATATACAACCAAACTGTGTAGAAGTCTATATCCGTTCTCTTGAATAAGCTTGTTGGTCTAGCTCATAGATTTACCATATCTACATAACTCTTAGCAATCCTTTCTTCAGGTGTGTATGCAAAGATAGAATTGACTGTATTTGGTTTTAATCCTGTAGCTCTAAGATATAATCTCTTGAATATTGCTTTGTTTACAGGTTTGATTTCAGGATCATTTGTTATGATAGGATACAAAGCCATTAGAGTGTTTTTGTCTTTTTCATTGATAGCATTTATATCCTCTGTTGCTCCTACCATAATGTAAGGCATCTGTTTAGTAATGAATTGGTCTTTACTCAAACTAGCTCATGTCCATTCAAAATCAGCATTCAGTAATACTCGTTTTTCTTCTCCATCCTTGAAGTTCTCTAGATAACCTCTCCATCGTTGGAAATAGTAATCTCTATAGAATCGCTGCTTAATCGTATTCTTGATAGATAACTGCATATTAGCATTAGCTTGTAATTGCTGAGCTTCAGCTTTAGTCATAGACTTATCTGGCATTATTCATTGCTGTAAGCTATCTATCTTTGAATCGTATTTAGCTTCATTCTCTAGCCAAGACATCATATTCCATACATCAGTTTTAATCTGACTCTGTGGCAATTCATACATTGCATTTTGGATTGGCTGTGTTCCTATCTCGTTTTCATCTATGAATAAGTATCTCTGGTCAAATGTTTTTTTCTGTAATTCCTCTTTGTTCTTTATCAATCTAGAATTTACAAGGAAGTCTCCACCTGTAGCTTCTCTCTTAGCTTTCATCAGACTTAGATTTGCTAAGATAGATTTAGCATTCTGTTTATCCTCTACTTTATCACAGATAGAAGTACCAAATGGATTTCATCTTACAGGATCATAGTAGTTGAGTAATACAGGTCGAGGTATCAATGTTGGATCAAGTTTTTCTTCTTTAGTTACAGGTTTAAGTTCTTCCTTGTAAAATATCTCAGTCATATCTGCACTAAGTACGAACTTCCATTTCCTTCAATCTACAATCGTATAATGAGTGTAAATATCTAAAGCGAAGTTATCCTCTATTTCATCAACTATGATTGGTCATGTTCAAGCTTTATTCTGATATGCTTCTCTAGTTAGGTTGTCTTCCATGTTGTACTGTTTAGCAAACCATCTATTGATTGCTTCTTTATCGTATTTATCTTTTACATCATGAATATTTGTTAGCATACAAAATCCATGAAATCTGTAGTTCTTTCAATCAAACTGTCATGTCTGAGTTGGTAATGGATCAGGTATCCATGAAAGAGGATTGATAGCTTTCCAAGTGTTAGTCTTTGTTGTATGGTCAAATCAAGTCTTGTTGAGTATTCATACTCCGAAGAAAAGACTATCTTGTTCTACTTGATATTTGAGCTGTTGAGTAGCACCTTCTCTTTCATCAAACTCAGCAACAGCATTTAAATTCTGAGCTTCTTCTTCTCATATCCATCCTTGTCTAGATATGAATTTACATTTAACTCAGTTAGTAAAGAATGATGCGATAAGTGTATCTATGTAATTTCATATCATGTTGATATTGATAATCTTTGCAGATTTAGTTGCCTGTGGATTTCGTTTCATAATTCTATCTCTGTATCTAATCCTTGCAGGTCTTACATAGTTCAATCATAAAGCATATTCTCTTTGTATCTGTACGAGTATTGCTGACTTATCCATGCTTAGTTTTTGATATAAATTCTAGTTTGTAGTATATTCTGAAATTTGAAAAATCAACTTTTTTTTAGTATCAAATAATATTGAATGCTATAGGGAAGTTTCAACTCAGTCATCGTGATTTGCTATCAGTCAAGAATATACTTTTTACCTCGTATCACCAAAAAGCTAAATCTTGTCTGAAATCAGAAAAACTTGAAGCTTGTCGCAAATCACACTTATTAAATCCACATAAATATTTTGGTCTGATTATATCTATTATCCTTCTATAAAATAATTCTACACTATCATTAGTTCAATAAAACTCTCTTAAATCTGGATACTGTTCTTTTGTTAGCTTAAAATATGGTGGATTAGTATAGACTACTAGATTTTCTTTTTCTCTTAATCATCGTAAATAATCTTCAGCTTCATCTGAAAGAAAATCAAGTCTGCATACCCAATATCATTTATCCCTACATATTTTTACATCCTCTCTTTCTAAAGTAGTTCAGAATTTACTTACATCTCATAGACTTTCTAATAATGCCCCTTCGCCACAAGCACAATCATAAAAAGTCTGATTCTCAAAATCTTCTATGTTTTTTTTCATATATTCTACAGCTAAATCTGCCCGTTTTTTAGG